GACGAAATCAATCTAGGAGTATCAAAGACCTATGAGACGAAAACGACCGTAACAGAGAAGTGCAATGCTGCGGAAAAGAATGCGAACAAAGCGACAGACGAGAAACTGACAGAGTATTCCACGACGGAGCAGATGAACTCTGCAATTAAAGTGAAAGCAGATGCAATCGAATCAACCGTTTCAAAAAAAGTCGGGAGCGATGAGGTAATTTCAAAAATAAATCAGTCGGCAGAAAGCGTCTCAATCAATGCCTCAAAGATAAGTTTGAACGGAGCAGTGACAGCAAATTCAAACTTTAAAATAAACACGGACGGTTCGGCAGAGACAAAAGCATTGAAAGTCACAGGAGGCTCACTGACAATCGGAAACAACTGCGAGATAACGAATGTCGGAAATGTATTTGCACTATCACCGAAATTCTATTCCGGTTTATATCTCAATAGCGATTTTAAAACGGGAACACTGTCAAAACTCAACTACTCAATGCTACTAGGGTATGTCGGAACGCATATCTTTGTAGGAGAGAGCGGGGGCGTGTTGTGGGGGTATGGAATCACAGCGAACAATGATATATATGCATATGGTACTATTGGATGTTTAGGAAAGAAATCAAGAATAATACATACAGACGACGGGAGAAACATTGAAATGTATGCATACGAAACGGCATCGCCTACGTTTGGAGACGTGGGAACAGGTAGACTTGACGATGACGGTCAATGTTATGTGTATCTTGATGACGATTTCCTACTGACGATAGAAAAAGACATGAAATATCATGTGATGCTAACTGCAAAGGGAGCAGGTGAGTTATATGTCGAATCAACAAATGAAAAAGACGGCTATTTCGTAGTAAAAGGCACACCAAAACTTGAATTTTACTGGGAAGTAAAAACAAGACAAAAGGGATGCAGAGACACAAGAATTGAGCAGTCAGACATACCGGAAAAAGAAGATGTGACGGCAGAAGAACAGGAAATGTCCAATGAACAAATAAGAAATCAGTTGATGCTATTGTACGAGATGGAAAGAGACGAAATTGAAGTGCAGGAAGAACAAACAAAAATAATTGAAAGAATGGAGAAAATAGAATGAGACGAGTTATCACAGGATTCAACGCAACAAACGCAGCACAGGGGCAACGATTAGGATTCACATACACAGAAATGACAGACAGCGGGAAAACAACCAGCGACAACAACAAAGGTAGTATGACGGTTTTGAGCGAGGAGGCACAAGGACATATTGATTGGTTAAAAAAATTCATCAATGACTGGATTGAAGAACAGGGAGAATAAAAGAGGCAGCACCGAGAGGAGGTGAGAGCATGGCAGCATTGACGAAACTGACAACGAACATCAATCTTGAAATGTCCGGAGACACTAAAAGATATTTAGTATCAGCAAAGCAGGGAGACAAGGCAACACGATTCATCATCGCAAGGCTGCTCAACAACGGCGAACCGTACACAATCCCGACAGGGGCAAGAGCAGTCATCAACATTGCAAAACCGGACGGAAAACATGTATATAACACATGTTCATATTCCGGTTCGGATGTGACAGTCGAATTGACAAATCAAGCACTTGCAGCCTCCGGAACGGCGTATTGCGACATTGAAATCCGGACGAGTGACGATTCACAGGTTATCACATCCGCATCGTTCACAATGGAGATTGAACCGTCACAGAGGAACGACAATGCGATTCTATCAGCGAATGAGTTCACAGAACTTGAGAATCGTGTCAAGGGTCACATTGAGAGTATTGACAGCACGAATGAGGCAGTCAAGAAAGCAGAACAGGCAAGAGTGACCGCAGAAAATGCGAGAGTAAAAGCAGAACAGGCAAGAGCGAACGCAGAGAATAATCGACAGAAGAATGAAAACACCCGCATCCAACAGGAGCAGCAGAGGCAGCAGGACACCTCGCAGGCGGTCAAGAATACGAATGATGCAACGGATGAATCCAAGAGGGCGACAACAGCCTGCAAAGAGGTCACAGAGCGGGCAGAGGTCGCATTGCAGAATCAAGAGCAGCTTGAGGCGACATTGAACACAGCGACACAGATTCGGCAGGATGTGTCACAGATGCAGACAGCAGTTGCAGAGGCAAAGAAACAGGTCGAGCAGGACAAAAAGGATATTGATGACACGATTCAAAATTCACTGCTTGCATCAGCAGAGAAAATTCTTGAGAGTGTGCAGGACTATTTCAACCGTGCAGAGGCGTTATATTCGAGCATGTATCTTGATTGTGACGGAGAAACGCCGTATCTGCGAACGGTGACACCGGTATTCATTGACGGAGCAACACCACAGGTCAGAAATGCGAATGAGGGCGTTGATTTTGACGGAGGAACGCCGACCTCCCGACAATTAGCAGTATAATTCCATGATACTGGAAACAGACGGCGAAACGAACACAAAGGAGTGATTGTGTGATATATTCCATAATCACGGAGCAAAGGAGGTTGAACAATGGCAGCAATCAGACCATGCACCGGAACAACGGCAGACTGGAAAGCGGTTGAGGGCACTCTGATTCTCAAGGAAAGAGAAATCGGAGTTGAGATTGACACATCCGGTCATTATCAAATCAGACAGGGAGATGGTAAAAAGAAATTTTTTGACCTGCCGATTATCGTCAACAATGCCCGTTATGAGGAAATACTGACATTGACACAGGGATATATGAACACCGTGAACAATTTCAGTAAGAACATGACAGAGGCGACGAACAGTGCAAACGGTGCAGCAACAACGGCAAACAATGCAGCGTCGACAGCAAGTGCAGCAGCAAAAGCGTGTCAAGGCATTGTGAACGGTCTCAACACTATGGTTGACACCGTCACAAAGAAATCATGCGTCCTCACGGTTGAGGATGGAATTTTGACGATAAGGGAGGCGTAAAAAAATGGCAAGTGGAGACTTGATTGTAAAAGTAGCAGACAAAGACACACTCGACCGCACATATGCGAATACAAACGCTATACTGGCAGCAGTCGGGGAAGATGTAAGAATAAAGGGTGTAAAGCGTTACGGAATGAAAATCAACAAAAATGACAGCAATCCGGCGACACGATGCACATATCTTTTCGATGCGGTGGGAATGACACCCGCTGCGATGAATTATTCTGCCGGACGGTTCGATTTTGGAGACTGGGGAAACGTCTTTTTTGTAAAGAACAATTATCCGGCAATGGTCAAATATGACGGTACAGAAGATTATAAACTCGACCCGAACGACCACACAAAGAAAGCAGACGGAAAAACGGCATCCGATGTCTCAAACACGGCATACGGAGGAAATGCAATGAGCGTATTCGATGGCAGCGGTGACAAGGGCAAGATTTGGCTCTCGCAGTTTGAGGTCGGAAATTATGAGTACATGATTATTTCAAACGTCCAGTACGATGAATCATACAACGATGACGCATATGTCAGAGAGGACGGCTCACATGCAGACAAACTCTATTTCCCGATGTTCGGCGGTTCATATGATGGAACACGCATCCGCTCACTTGCAGGACAGACACTCATGTATAACACAAACGCATCGACAGAGATTGCAAGAGCAAAGGCAAACGGTGCGGGATGGAATATCGGCTCATGGAGCAAACGAAACCTGTTGAATTGTATGCTCAAGATTATGTCAAAGACAGACAATTCACAGACTGCATTCGGACAGGGTCAGACATCCGGATATGTTGATAATGCATCACAGAATTACGGACACCTTGCGACCGGAACGCTCAAGGACAAAGGACAGTTTTTCGGATATAACGACACAACACATGAGGTCAAAGTGTTCTACATTGAAAAATGGTGGGGCAACCGTTGGGATAGAATCAACGGTCTGTTGATGGTAGGCGGTGAAATCCTTGCAAAAATGACACCTCCGTACAATCTGACAGGAAAGGACTTTGAAAAGGTCGGAATCACATTCGCATCATCCGGCAACGGTTATCAGAAAGGAACAAAGTCAAGCAGATTCGGACGCATTGTCAATTCAATAGGTGGCAGCAGTAGCACATACACATGTGACTATTTTTGGTGGAATGCCGGAATTACTGCGGTCGCCCTTGTCGGCGGTGCCTCTAACATTGGCGAGGGCTGCGGTGCGGATTGCTTGTATTTGAGCATTTCTGCGGGCTCTGCGAGCTGGCACATCGGTGCGTCCGTTTTCTTAGAACAGCCTATCGCTGCGTAAGCAGCAGGGGGAGGAACGGAGGGGGAACGCCTCCGCTATTCCCGCCGTTAGGCGGTGTGGTCGTTTTTAGAAAAATGAATATAGGGATATAGGGTGCGGTGTCGGGCGGTGTTCCTGCTCCCTGCGGTCGCCCTTGTCGGCGGTAACTGTAACAATGGCGAGAACTGCGGTGCGGATTACTTGAATTTGAACAATTCTGCGGGCAATGCGAACTGGAACATCGGTGCGTCCAATTTCTTCTCATATCGGAGCGTTTAATCAAATGCAGCCTATATCCCACGCCACAAGGCGAAAATCATTCCGGATATAGGGTCGGTTGAGTAAGCATCCGCACAAAAACCGATAGGAGATAAGAAAATACTATATGAGAAGTTACAACAACCTATATGAACCAATATTACAAGACGACTACATAAAACAGTGTTTCATAAATGCATCCAAAAAGAAAAAGAACAGGAATGATGTGCGGGAGGTATTAGAGAACCTCGATGAACACACAGAACTCTTGAAAAAGATGTTGACAGAGGAGTTGTTCATTCCGGACTATCACAAACCGAGCATCATCAACGAGAGCAGCAGCAAGAAAACACGCCGTATATTGAAACCACATTACAAATATGAGCAGGTCATTCACCATTGTGCAATAGGTCAGTTCAAACCGATTGTGATGAATGGATTGTATGAATTTTCATGCGGGAGCATTCCGGACAGGGGTGTTCATTACGGAAAGAAGTACATGAGAAAATGGCTTGATTCCTACGACGGAAAGAAATTCTTTGTTCTCAAGATGGATGTTCACCATTTCTTTGAATCCATAAACCGGAGAATCCTCAAAAGGAAACTCAAAGAGGTAATTCGAGATAAACGGTTTTATAGATTACTCTGCATACTGATTGAACATGACAAAATAGCACTCGTTGCAAAGATTTTGACGGATGCAGGCGTTGAGATAGATGCAGAGCAGACGAAAACGCTTGTCGGATGCATAGCATTTGACGACATCTCCGGAGCGTTGGAGATATTGCAGGAAATCGGCATCGCAGGAGCGATGTTCGATGAACTGAAAGAAATTATTGAGGAGATGCGAAAAGGCGTTCCGTTGGGATATTTCACATCACAATGGTTCGGCAATTTTTACTTGAAAGCACTCGACCATTACATCAAGGAGAAACTCCATGCAGAGCATTACATGCGATATATGGACGACATGGTGATACTGGGAAAGAGCAAAAAGAAACTGCACAAAATACATGCAGCAATCGAAACATATCTGAATGACAATCTCGACCTTGAAATAAAAGGCGATTGGCAGGTGTTTAGATTTGAATATCCGGTATTTGATAAAGGCGGGAATCCGGTACTCGATAAAGACGGAAAGCAGGTCACAAAGGGTCGTATGCTTGATTTTATGGGATTTCAATTTCACCATGACCGGACAACCATCCGGAAATCAAACATTGAGGCTGCGAGACGTAAGGCAAACCATATCTCAAAGCAGGATAAAATCTCATGGTATAACGCATCGGTAATGTTGTCGTATATGGGATTGTTCAAACACACGGACACATACAACTATTACATTGATTACATCAAACCAAAAATCAATGTCAAGAAACTCAAGAGGATAGTTTCAAAGCATAGCAGAAAGGAGAATGAACATGACAGACTGGAAAAAGGTGACAGGAACACAGCCGGACAAGCCGGAGGAGGTCGACAGGACATCGTCGCCGTCAACGGTTTACCTGCGTAAGAACATCGAACAGGTGACAAGAGAGGTTGAGGGCAGCGACGGAAAGATGCAGACAGTAACCGAATGGCAGTACGACGAGAAAGAAATGACAGTCAAGGAATATGAGAACATGGCACTCATGAAGTCAGTCGTTGAGGAGAACACATCCGGAATCGTCGAATCAGTGACACAGTTTCAGAAAGATGCGGTCATTGACGAATACACACAGCAGTTGATTGAGGAGGGGTTGATTTAGTATGAAAATGCTTGTTGAAAGTCTCAAAAGAATGTACAAAAAAGGCACTCTCACAAAGGAACAGATTTCCGAGCGTGTCGCAAAGGGCAGTATTTCAGCGGATGAATATGAATATATCACAGGAGAAAAATTCTCCGGCGGTGATACAGAATGAGTCCGCTTGAAATAATATCACGATTGTGCGATGTGACGGAAAATCTATCGGCAATCGTGAAAAAACAGCAAACAATCATTGAACAGTCGAAAATCGAGGAGGCGGTCAGAGCGGAACTCCGGCAAGAGGTAGAGGAGACAGACAGGGAGATGGATGTTCTCGAATATCACATGCGGAAATACTGCGACACCGACGACATCGAGGCGACAGAGTTCGGAAAGGAGAACGCCGTTGACGATTGAGGTTTCCTTGCTAATCTCCGGAGTGTCGGTTGCATTCGCAATCTTTTTCGGAATCTGCTCAAAGCAGAGGAACGACAAAAAAGACAGACAGGAAGAAACGGAGAGACGAGCAGAAAATGACACAATGGTGGTTGTGAAACTTGAGAACATCGCAGACGACATCAAGGACATCAAACGGGAATCAAGAGAGAACCGTGAGGAGATGAAACAGTTGAGAGAGCGTGTTGTCATTGTGGAACAGTCACTCAAGAGTTATCACAAGAGACTGGACGGAGAACAGCATTCCGACCGATAACAGGAGGGCAGGAAACAGGCAAGAATCAACCTCACAGAAAAGAGGCAATACATGAGAATGACAGAACAGGAACGACGCATCAGAATCCGGCATCTGAAAAGAATGTACCGGATAAGGGAGCGAAAAGAGAGACATGACAAAAAGGTGTCCGGTCTGTTCATGAAACGTGTTGTATTCACTTTGATTCTTGCAGCATTTATCTTTACAGTCGCGATGATATTTGTGTTTTTGCGGATGGGTTCAGAACCGTCGACACTGATTGAGAATGTATTCCGTTTTCTATCAGTCGAGGGCGGTGCAATGGCACTCATTAAGTCCGTGAAAACGGTCAAGGGAACAAAGTCAAACGGAGAAATACAACACAATGACGAACCGGAACAGGATGACGAGGAGGTACAAGGATGAAATACATCGTCGAGAATTGGTTTGTGATTGTGGGTCTGATTGCAGTATGTGCAGCGGGAGGATATGCAGTATATGTTTTCGTGAAAATGCCGTCAGACAAGCAGTTGAACAAAGTTAGAGAATGGCTGCTCTATGCAGTCACAAAAGCAGAAAAGGAACTGGGAGGCGGTACAGGTCAAATCAAACTGCGATATGTATATGATATGTTCGTCGCACGGTTCACATGGCTTGCGAGAGTGATTTCGTTCGAGGCTTTTTCGATAATGGTCGACGAGGCACTTGAGAGAATGAAAAAGATGCTTGAGAGCAACAAAGCGATGCAGACGCTTGTGAGCGGTGAGGCAGGTGAAACGGTTGAAAAGGATATGTGATTTCGCAACCGGAAACGCACACACAATCGTGCTGATATATGCAATCGTCGCTGTCATCGTATGGGTGGCGGTAAATCTGTATTTTTGGAAAATTTCTTTTGATTTAGACAGAGAAATTCGGGAAGAAATGAGAGAATACGGGGATTGCTATTCTGACACGGACGAGGCAAAATTCGGGAAACACATAACAAGGTTGACCGGATTCATCATTTCAATTCCTGCTGCGGTGATGTGGTGGTGTACACCTCTAATCGTGGCGGGATTGATGATATATGACAAGATACAAGAAAAGAATCCGGAATTGTGCGGATTCAAAGCAGACGATTTTGACAAGGAGGAAAACAAATGATTTCAAATTGCGGACATGACGAAAACGGAAGATACTCCGGAGGAAAAGCCGGAGACCAAACAGGTACAGAGTGGCAGGTTATAAATTGGTATAGTAGACCGTGGAAATGCGTTCTCCGTCACCCGAACGCAAAAGTGAGAGCGATGATTGCGAGCATGGCAAAGGCAGCAGCAGTCAATAATAAAATCGGATATTGTCAGTCTCACAGAGGTACATTTTGGACGAATCTTGCAGATTCAAATTTCGACCCTGCACAGATTACAGTTGCATGTGAGGCAGACTGTTCATCCGGTGTCGCTGCAATCGTAAAGGGTGCGGGTTACAGACTGGGGATTGACGCACTGAAAAAGGTGAGTACGGCATGTTATACCGGAAACCTGCGAGCAGCACTCAAGGCAGCAGGATTCGAGGTACTGACAGAAAACAAATATCTGACATCGGATGCGTACTTGCTTGCGGGAGATATTCTGTTGAATGATGGTGCTCACACAGCAACAAACCTCACAGACGGTGCAAAGTCATCCGGAGCGGGAGCATCCAACACAACACCAGTCAAGAGCAACACAAAGGTTGATGTTGCACACGGATTCAACAAGAGCCTTGCAGGAACATACAAGGTGACTGCATCCGGATTGAATCTCCGTGCGGGAGCAGGAACAGGAAAATCAATCCTTGCAGTGATGAATCACGACGAGAAAGTCCAGTGCTATGGATATTATAACGATTGCAACGGCGTGAAATGGTTGTATGTGGTTTATAAGAATATCGTCGGTTATGCATCAAGTAAATATTTGAGCAAATAGGAGGGATAATCATGTTATACTATTTAGGCAAAGGAACAGAGTTCAAGAAAGAGGACTGCAAAGAGTACAAGAAACTTGATGCAGCATTAAGGGCAGCAGCAAAGGACGAGAGCCTCATTGTTTGGGATGAAACCGGAAAGGTCATCGGTTCGCTCACAGATGACGTTCCGGAGGGAGCGTTGCAGACAAATCCGGACGGCAGTGTCAACACATACGATGCGGACGGAAACAAGACCGGAACAGTAGACGCAGAGACGCTCAAGGAAATGACAACGGTCAATGACGATGTGAGCGAACTTGCAACCGGAGACAATGAGCAGGAAACACCGCAGGAGAACGCAGAGGACGACGAGAACACCTCAAACGAGGACAAGGCGACAAATCCACAGACCGAACAGGAAAACGGCGAAAATGGGGCGAATACAGAGCCGGACAAGGCAACAGAGGAGCAGCAGGAGGACAAGGTCATCATTCCGCAGGGTAAAATGAGGGTGACAGTCATTTGCGACGGCTCACTCAATATCAGACGTTCGGCAGCGTGGGGCAATGACAACATCTGCGGTCGTGCTATCAGAGGACAGTCATATTATGTGAAAGAGATTCATGTTGTAGACGGAAAGAAGATGGTCAGAACAATCGGCGACCTTTACCTCTCCGGAGAATCCGAGCATGTACAGTTCGAGCAGTTATAAAAAATAAGGACATAAAAAAGAGGACGACATCCATTTCCGGATGTCGTCCTTGTGTTATAATGAATTTATGAATGTGCTTGAAGTTTGGCAATCAATGCATCCTGCAAAACTTTTGAATAATTGATACCGTAATTTTCACATGCAGTATTAAGCCACGCAGGAATGCTCAAAGTTTTCTTGACTGCCTTGTCATTGTATGCACGGGCGTATTCGTCAAGGTTGACACAAATCAAATTGACAAGTGCTGCGTCCTCGTCTTTTTCGACTGCATCAATAGGAGTTGGAGCGGGGAGAACCTCACCATCACGCAAAGATGTGAACAAATACTGACCGCAAGCCTCTTGAGCCATTGCGAAAGCATCCGCAAGATTATCCCCGTATGTTGCTAAATCATTGAGGTCGGGGAATATAACAGAATATTTTCCGTCGTCCTCCGGATAAAAAACAGCAGGATAAATATAATTCATGATAACGCTCCTTTCTTTTAATGGGTGGCAGGTCTCATTTGAGACCCGCCTGTTTGAGTATGGAGTTGACAACCCTTTGAGGAATGTCGCCCCGATGATTTGGGATTGTAACTTTTCCCGTTTTGGTTGGATGCTTGTATTGATGATGTGAACCTCTCACATCTACCAGTTCCCAACCGTCATTGAGGACTATTTTTTCAATTTCTCGAAATCTCATTTGTATTGTTTCCTCCTTACAAGTATATAATAACACGTATAATACGTAATGTCAATATAAAATACGTAAAATACGTAAAAATATTCAAAATTATAAAAGGCAAATAATAATAAAACAATGGAAAAGTGTTTGAGAGAATATGCGTAAAAGACGGGTAACTGACAAACAGTCAAAAAATGCCGTAAAATAGGCGTTCGGAGTTATCAAAGAGATAATTATCTCGCAAGAGAATTACAATTCAAAGAGATCACAAACCTCAGAACTTCGGTTCTGGGGTTTTTCTTTACTCTTAAATCTTGATGAAATGTCTAGAAATGTGGTGAAACTTATTCGGTTTGCAATACGTTTGCAACAAAAATATCTAAAAATATAGGTAAGCGTTAAATATAGGACACTTTTCGGTGATAGACACTGTAGAGCGTAAACTTCTTTATGTTCTTTGTTCTAGGGCAAAAAAGAACTTGTATTTATTTAGTGAATATGGACGAACTACAAAGAATGGTTTGGAGTATTCCTCAACAGATGAACTATCATTAATTGCGGATATGATGTGAAATCGAAAATAAATGATAAAACTGAAAAGATACCTATGGGGCTGTCGCTTTGATATGCTCCCTCCTACTCGATTATTGTGACGGGCCAAAGTCCGAGTTTGCTCGGGATGGATGAAATGCTGCAAGAATGGAAAGGCTCAGACCAGTTTATTATTGTCAAGGGTACCTGGTTTGAAAAATTGATGGCGGAATAATAAGATGCTGTGATAGAATGAAGAAAATGATTGGATGTGCAAACTGGAAGTTTCGCATGAGATGTTAGAAGAAGTGATTACGGAATACTGTAATGCAATTTTCAGCAGTGGAGGGAAACTAAAGGATGAAGAATGAAATTGTATTATTTACAGATGGTGATGTTAATATAGAAGTTCAAATCAATCCTGAGCAGGAGACAGTTTGGCTGACGCAAAAACAAATGGAAGTGTTGTTTGATGTTAAGCACGCTACAGTAAGCGAACATATTTCAAATATTCTTGCTTCAGGAGAACTGGATGAGACTTCTGTCGGTTTTTCCGACAGAAGTACAGGGGGACGAAAACCCAAAATTTATAATTTGGATATGATTTTGTCTGTCGGATATCGAGTTAATTCTAAAAGAGGTATAGCTTTCAGAAAATGGGCAAATAATGTTCTTAAACAGTTTATTTTGAAAGGCTATGCAATCAATGAAAAGCGTCTTCAGGCACTTAAGAAAACAGTTGATATTCAGTCAAGGATGCTTGCAGATGCACTTGATATAGAGGAGAAAGATGTGCTCAGAGCTGTGAATGAATACACAGATGCATTGATTCTTCTGGATCAATATGACCACCAGTCATTAAGTAAGCCAGAGGGAAGTACTTCAGTATACCGCATTACTTATGAAGAGTGTGTTCAGATGGTTGGTCAGATGAAAGATTCTTTTGAAACAGATGTATTTGGTGTAGAAAAAGAGGATGGCAAGGTACAAGGAATTATTGCCGCAGTTTACCAGAGTGTATTTGGACAGGATGCGTATCCATCCTTGGAAGAGAAAGCGGCGAATCTATTGTATTTTATGATAAAAGATCATCCATATGCAGATGGTTGTAAAAGAATTGCCGCATCACTGTTCCTGGAATTTTTAGATAAGAACAATGCGTTGTTCTTGGATGGAGAGAAAAGACTCAGTGATGGAACGTTAGTAGCAATTACATTGATGATTGCAGAATCAAAATCAGAAGAAAAAGATGTGATGGTAAAACTGGTAATGAATCTGTTGAAATTATAGTGGCATTGCATCGCTTTTATTAATCAGCATTTCATAGTCCGAGAGGTTGATCAAATGATCAGTTTCCTATAGCATAATAATATCAGAAGGAAGATAAATTAGATAGGCGAAAGTCAGCCAGTATGTTTCATGACGCATTGGTGTCTTTCGCAGAAAGGCGGAAAATAAACATGGCATATAGCGAGTTGGTAAAGAATTTCAAGTGCATCCGTGACTATATGAGAGAAAAAGACGATGGATATTACGTGTAAGGCAACACGGGAAAGACGAAACTCTTAAAACAGGTGAAATCTCAATCGGAATTTTCAAAAAAACGTATGTCAAAGAATCTTTGCGTTATAATACACGCACTGTAAACAGATCCTTGCTTTACTTAATATACAACTGTCCTATATAATTTGGACAGAAGGAGGAACTTATTATTATGAATATTGGAAATCAAATATCAACAATTCGAAAAGAACAGCAATTAACACAAGAGCAATTTGGGGCGTTATTTCATGTGACACGACAAACAGTTTCAAACTGGGAAAATGAAAAAAGAAAAATCAATCATTGA